CTTGGTCGAACACCTCCGTCCCGAGCCAGAGTTCGGATCAGGAGGATCTCTCCGAGAGTGGCAGCGACTACTCGTGGGAAGATTAGAGGAACCACCTGACGATCGTTCCGTTATGTTTTATGTCGATGAATCCGGAGGTATGGGAAAGTCTTATTTTGTTCGCTATTGTTTTACGAAGTTCGCCGGCCAAGTGCAGGCGCTCTCTGTGGGCAAGAGAGACGATCTTACCTTCGCTATTGATACATCGAAATCGATATTTATTTTTGATATACCCAGACTCGGTATGGAGTTCCTGCAGTACAGTGTCCTGGAAAAGCTAAAGGACCAGATACTGTTTTCCGCCAAATACGCTTCTAGAACCAAGTTTCTACCACATCCAGTCCACGTTGTTGTTTTTTCAAATGAATTTCCTAATATGGAGGCCCTTACTGAAGACCGTTTTAATATTACAACTCTTTAACGAAGACGTCTGTAACGCCCGTAATTAAAATACCATGTAGGGTAGCGTCTAGCGAGTGGACGGGCGCGGTATCTCATCGCCGTACGGTAAGCTGGTCGATATAGCATCCGCATATTTCGGCGAATTCGGCGATAACGCCACCGCTGTTGGAATCGTCGTAGACTAGGCATGTCCGATGTCTTTGAAATACATTGTGTTCGTTGCCAATGTTTTGTAATGGATGCTTCCTGTCACATTTGCCAACATTGTGGGATTTTCCGGGTACCCCCACCACAGCTCATATATTGGCCGCTCGGGTGTGGCATCTCCCTTTGCCTCCCACGTGACTTTGTGGGGGAGTCTTTTGTAAATTTTCAACTCCTTGGTGCCGAGGCGATTCATGCCAGGATTTAGCGTCGCGTATGTTGACGGCGAGTCTAGCACGAAGCGTTTCCGCATTAGCAACTTGAACATTCCATTGTTAGGGTTGATGTTGTTGCAATTTTTGTATTGCTTGAAATCAGATTCAGTTTGAGGGTAGAGTTCCTCATTCTCGAATGTTCGCCATGTGTCTTCGCTTTCGGAATAATCTCGGAAGAACTTCTCGTAGACCTTTTGACCATTCCATCCTGTTGGTGGTTCGCCGTCGATGACATCATCTATGGTCTTGTCTTTTAGCATTTGAATTAGGCAATAGTGCATGATATAACGGCCGCCACTGCGATTCTCCGTGGTTAGGTCTCGCCAAAATAGCCGACAAATTTTTGCACCTTTGCAGTAAACATGGACATGGGTACGTAGGCCGTACCCCATTGAGTCCCCTAGATTAGTTAGGGCTGGACGAGGATAAGGTAGTAGGGCAGTATTGGGTTCTCCAATCTTGCAGATCCGTGTTACTTCAGCACCGACACCTGTGGTACCATCAGTGCCCGAGGTTCTTGAACCTCGCAGATTTCCTGTCTCACTTCTTTCAGGGGTATAATCCATTGCGCCTTGAGGTCTACGGAATCGTTTTCGTCTTCGGCGACGCCTGGTTAATTGGTCGGGTGTTAGTAACGGTTGGGGGTTTATTTCGTCGGGGTCAAAGCCGGCGTGCTCGCTCCAACCTCTCGCTGCTTCGTTAAAAGCCGTTAACAGGTTACTTCCACGAGCCGGGAGTTCGTAGGGCACTATTGACATTGTAAGAGTTTTGTGGGCCAAGACCTCTCAGTGTGCTAGCCTCTATTACCTAGCACACTTCTGTCCCAAATCCCAAGACTCACTTTTCTGAATCCCATCATGTCGAAAGCACGGCGTTTTTGTGTTACTCTTAATAATCCTACTGACGATGAGTGCCAAGCCTTTGGAGACTTCTGCGATGGACCTCGATGTGTCTACGCTGTCATCGGCCGTGAAACCGGGGAATCAGGGACCCCCCACCTCCAGTGCTTTCTCATCCTACCCTCGCCACAACGATTTTCATTCCTTCACCGCGCCATTTCGCCGCGCCTCCATTTGGAGACCACCCGCGGAACCTCCCGTCAAGCATCCGATTACTGTAAGAAAGACGGAGACTTCGAAGAATATGGCACCTTCCCCGACCAACAGGGCAAGCGCACCGACATCGAGTCCTTCACCACATGGGTCCAGGAACAATCTACCGCCCCGTCGGAGCGCGAGGTTGCGCGCCAATTCCCCTCGCTCTATCTGCGATATCGATCGGCTCTACTCGACTTGGTCGAACACCTCCGTCCCGAGCCAGAGTTCGGATCAGGAGGATCTCTCCGAGAGTGGCAGCGACTACTCGTGGGAAGATTAGAGGAACCACCTGACGATCGTTCCGTTATGTTTTAT